TACAAGTTAATTTCAATGTTTCGCTGTTCTTAAAATAATGGTTGGGAATCAATAACATATTCGATGTAATCATCAATACGTTCGCCATAAGTGTACTATCAGTGTTTTCAGCTTCAACTGAAGCATACAATAAATTGTGCTCCACAGCATTACGCAACCTTTCAACAGTTGTGCATTTGCTGCTTTCTGATGCTGGCAAAACTCTTTTAGTAACTTGTGACCAAACATTAACTTGTTGATCTCTTGCTTTAATATCTTCCATACACGTTGGTTCTAATGAGCTATGTTCCTTTACAATACCTCTCCACGACTTATATACTTTAGCAATAGCATACATAGCCGCCATAGAGGCACATCCACAACACAAAACCTTGGCATAACTAGCACGTCTACTTCTCGCAATTTCTATTAGATTATCGGTGCGGTGACATAATTCTGCCATCATCACTTTTCTAATAGCCATTTTTGTTAAATATTCGCCAATAGTTACTCCTAAAACTAACAATAAAACACCATGCACTGGACTAATCAACAGCGCAAACAGGCAAAATAATAAATAACACCATTTACATTTGTAAGTAACTTCATCAATCTCGTTTCTATACACAAATTGTAAAAGCGTTATAAATCTATCATTTTGCAGCCACTTGAACGGCAGAAAACAAATCCAATCCCATTTATCTAAAAACTGGTTTGTTTTTCTATATAACTCTGCCGTGGGCATCTGCGCTAATGTTGAATTAAAACTCGCATGTGTCTCATCAACAACATCACGTACACGCTTCTTCGCTTGTCTAATATGCTGCCATGCTTCAAATCCATATTGTTCTGACATGTGATCAGGACAAAAATGTTTCAAATGACAACATCCAGGATGCTGACAACGCTCCAATGCTTGTTTATCAGCCTTCCTATCTAACAAAGCTTGTTGATTCTTCCTGTGTTCATGAAAGTATTCGATCGCACATTGAATTGCTTCAATTGAAGAGACTTTTTCCATAACTTTGCCTCTCCATGTTATCGGCATGTAACTCGCTGAAGTTGTTAGTTTTTGTGGTCTAACAGCCTGTTCAATTGTAATTTCCCAAATATCATCTATTAAAGGAGGGTCATACACCCCATCAATTGTGTAATGTTCTCTTATTTTCGAACTATCCACACCACAAGGTGTTCCTTCCTTAAATCGCTGAAATTTTTCTTTACATTTAACAGTCATAACCAAATCCATCCTGCGTTGAATAGAATATGGACATTGTGAATACGCTCGTGCATCTAAATCTTTAACATTAGTGGTTACTAAAACAATCTCTGGTTCGACCCAGCATTGTCCTTTACCTTCTAATTCTGCTTTATTTGCATAATACGTTTGATTGTTACACATGTCAATAATCATTCGTGTCGGTGGTCTCTGCACAAATTCGGCTTTTTCGTTAGCCATATCATCTAAAATCGCTACCGTCTTAGTCGTTTTCCAACTAGACATGTATTGATCTCCTGCATTAATTGTCGCCCAAAACTCTCTGTCGGTACTGTGACCAACACTAGTTAAAAGCGACTCAATTAGCTGTTCTCCAAATGTAGTCTTACCTTGACTACTATCGCCAAATAGTTCAACGGCAAATGGAGCCT